TTTGAATAGTAGTCCAGATTGACACGGTTCATGTGAGTTGCAGAAACCGAGTCCGCAGGGGTCTTTTCGATCTTGATATCCCACGGGGCAGGTCCCATCGCTTTGCAGTTGATGCGGTAACTGCGCTGATAATTCGTGGTGGTCTTTCCGGTGATGGTATCTTCCTTCACCACAACATAGCCGCCGCCACCGCACTGAAGACTGATCTTGATTCCAACAGACGACCCATTCATGTCTCCATTGGATTCAGACTTACTGAGCCCCGGCACTCCGACCGTAACACGCACGGCGTCGTACTGACTTTCAGAAATGGTGATCACTTTTGGAATGGCGGTGCCAGCCACGTTCTGGATTTGCTGCCCGTACTGAACGAAGACCTCAGCCTCCGCAAAGCCGGTGATGTACGTCTGATCCGGTTCGCCAACACGGTAGTTGACAGACATCAGCGTGTAGTTCTTGGTCCCATCGATGTTCGCAATGGGGGTGTCGTTCAGGAAGATGGACTGAAGCTTTTCATCTTCGCTGGCTCCAACGAGCCCAACGATGGGTCCTTCAGACACTAGGTCGACAATGCGCGCGACGGCCCGTGAGAACAACGAGTCCGGCGCTTCGTTAGGCGTACTGGAACTCCCGCCTCCGCCTCCGCCAAACGCACCACGAATCGTGGGGCCGCTTTCAACGTACCCCATGGCCGCACCGTCTGCTACCGTCAGAGTGACCAATTCTCCAATAACATTTCCGTCTGTGTCGGTTGCCAGAATGCTGATATAGTAGTTTCCGATTGCCATGGTGGCGTTGCAGGTGAGAACATCGCCGCTGAACGTGATTACGCCCGTGAATTCTTCAGGACTCACGCTATTTACTGACAGAGTCACCGCACCAGTTCCACCCTTGGTTACGATTTCCTGCGCCCAAGAAGGAATGACACCGTTCGTAGCCGCAACCGTGAAGCTATTTGTTCCAACGAAGCGGAACCCGGTGCCGCCATCATCACCCCCACCGTCAGTCGTGTTGTAGTCCTCAGACTCAATTGACGCGGAAATGACCGCGCCACCAACGCGGAGTTTACCATAGAGAATGGGGACGGGGTAACCCTGCTGCGTTGTATTGACTGGGCCACCGAATACGTAAGACGCCCGCTTTTCGTCACTCTGCTCTTTTGCGCTGGGTGGGTTCGCCAGTAGCTGAGACACACCGCCGAAAATCATGGACACACCCATGGCTGCGACAGCGTTTCCGACAGGGACAAACCCGGCAGAAGAAATCATGATGCCGGCGACCACAAGCACGGCCCCAATGACGATGCGCACCCACGGAGAATTGCCACCCTTCACAGCAGGAACGAAACGAATGACGCGTTCTTGCGTGGGGAGATGCAGTTCGTTTTCATCGCGATCGTGATGCCCGCACACGACGTGGAACCCAGGCTCGCTATGCTTCTGAAGATGCCCGCGAAATTCTGGGAACTTCGTCATAAGCGCACGCACGGCTTCTGCAGGTGATTTAACCGCCAGCCGATGCACGCGCCCAAACTTACGACCAAGATGGCCGTACAGTTTGACGGTAGTCAGTTCACCATTCATGCCAGCGCCTCATGACGGAGAATATGCGTCGTGCCCATTCGCCAAACACCGGCCCATCGCTCTCGCGTTGAAAGCCTGTTATTGGGGTGGTGCAAGAAGAACCCATCCCCAGTATAAACCCCTACATGGTGGGGAACAGGGTAAAATATCTGGAACAAAAGCAGGTCGCCTTTGCGCGGTTCCCCATCAACTTTCTTGAACCCGCGCTCCTCATAACTCTTGGCGCACAGGTTTTCGCCTCGGCCCTCCCAGCCCTTTGTACGCTTGATATCTTTTAACTCAATGCCAAGCTCTTCCCTATAGTAGTCCCTGGCAAGCGTATAGCAATCAAGCACGCCGTAGTGAAACTGCCGTCCAATAAGAGGTGCTTTCCAGCCGGAAGGGGCCAAATGGCCAACGGCCCCGCTAGGGTGCCCCACAATAAACCAGGGCAGGCCCGACTCCTCGCAGCCCTTTCGATCGGCATCCGAAGGTAGCACTGGGGCGTTTACATGGCTATGCACTACGGCCATCACTTCACCATCATCCTCAGCCTTTGCGTAGTCAAGTGGGTCCAGTAGAAATTCTTTGTCGGCGGCCATATTGCGGCAGGGGCGATAGACTTCGCGCCCCTTGATCACAAGCACAAGGCCACACGACTCACGCGGAGCACATTCGGCCGCGTGCTTCTTCGCGTCTTCGTACGTTTGCGGCTGCATCATCCACGCCCAATGGTCGCACCGGGGAACCCACCGAACGGATAGCTTACATCCGTACCAGGGAAGTGAACCTTGCAGCCATTGCTCCCGTACAGAGTATGGTCGCAGCTAGTCAGTCCACCAGCATAGGGGCACTCAGGATGCTTGGCAGTGGGAGGGAACACCCATGGACAGTTGTTGGCCACTATCTGACGCTTGGGGATAGACACGCCTTGCAGGTCAAGGGCCGATACCAGTTCCCAGATAATGACTTCTTTGTCTTCCTGGCTCTTACGATTGACGTAGAAGATGTCCGGAGGAAACTCTGCGTATGGGTCGGCCGTGGCGTTGCCAGAAACGAAATTCACCGCGTCCAGGTACTTGGCAAACGTGCGCCGACGAATGACCTTGCACCCAAGGATGTCATTGAACTGGCGGGCCAAGTTGCCAACGATCTGATTGGCGTTGGCAACCTTGATGGTCGGGCGGGGGAGTTTGCCTGCGCCACTGACGTCAAAGCCGGAAGCTTCAACCGGCATCCGCGCGTAGGCTATTCCACCCCACACAATGTCATTTCCAAGCTCGTTGGAACCGTTGTGCCACCGGATAAACCCGCCACCCTGGGCGGACAAATCCAGCTCGAACAATTCTATCAGTGCTCCATGAAGCGTAGGCATCAGCTCACCATTTCTCCAAGATAGGGACGCTGCACGTCGCGCGCAATCTTGCCCCCTAGTTTCCGGCCGGCTCCAGAAATAGCAATGTTACAGTGAATGGTGAAAGAACGTGAAACGGTGATGGGCGGCACAAACGAATACAGGGCCGCGCCTATCGTTTTCTGCTGCCCAATAGTTAGAGAAAGAAGCTTTGTGGTTGTGACGTTGGCCACCACTGAACGACTCATCTGAGCCTGGGCGGACAGCTGTGCGAACGGCGTGGCCGTGATGCTTCTGGTAGAACTGATGGTCAGCGTCGGGAGTAGATAAACTCCGTACGTTGCAGTGATAGATTGTGAATTCCCCAGCGTGCCATTAATCAAGGCCGCGTTGTAGGCGTCTATAGACTTGACGGTCAAGAACAACGCAGAAAGATTGATCTGCATTGTCATGTTATTTGGGAGAGACGCAGAACAGGCCAGCGTGCAGTTCCACACTCCGGCCATGAAGGCAGTCATTGACTGACTTTGCGCCAGTGTTCCGGTAAAGAATTTAGTTACGGAAATAGAGTTTACAACGCTCGCAGAAACATTGAAAGAAGCACTCGCCAACCGCCACGGAATACCCATCACAGACTGAGACGCTGTGAAGGACACAGGATTCATCAGCGCATAGAGCTGTGGAATAATGCTCTGTGTTCCTCCTAGCGTGGTGACTAGTAGTGCAGAAGGAATACCCTGGATGCTGCGAGATGCCGTAAGCGTAGCACTGATCACCGCATACGGAATAGCCGTAACGGACTTTGTAGCTTGGAGCGACAACGCCAGATTGATCTGGTAAGTCATTGCCGCAGTGACACTGCTAGAACAGTTCAGGCTGGCCGTAAGGTTTATAGCCCCACCATCACCATCGGCATTGATGGCTACGTCATTTAATGCGCTGGAGTTAAGCAGCATGGCTACTCCACTGGTTCCGCAAAGTCATTCGGGACAGGAGACGTCGGGTAGGGCCTCCCAGCCAGCTTCAACATAAACGCTACGAGCTCCGCACACTGGAACCCGCGACCAATGGGCGGTAGCTTGAAGGCTACACGGACGTCGTCAAGCCATCCGTACGAATCCCCGGTCGTGCGTAGAAGTCCTTGTGTGATGTACTTGTTCCACTGAATGTTCATCTGCCGCCAGTGCGGCTTTTCTTCTCGGCTATCGGTCAGCAGATCAACGACTCCTACCGGGCGAAATGGGCGGGCTTCTATGGCCAGTACCATGCCGTCAACGACCCAGGCGACACCAACATGACTCCATTCACTACGCGTCCATTTCTTGATCAGAGCAGCGCCCGCACCGTGCCCACGCCAGAACAGAATGTCGCCAGACTGAACTTGGTCATGAAGGTCGTGCGTGAGGAGCTTCATTACTCACCCCAGGTCATTGCAGGAAGTTCTTCTAGTAGCTCGTCTACCGTGGGGGCGCTTCTCGCAGCAGACTGGACATCGTACAGAACCTGATAACAGTGCGCCCAGCAGGCGTCGCGCCACTCAACCCCAGCCTGCCCCTCTGCCTTGAACTTCGGAACCGTACTGGTCGCGTAAGTGCAGAGGCTAAGGATACCGTCGTAGTTGCGCTCCATTGCCACGGTGTCTAGGTGTTTCTGCACAGCGTCAACAAATGACTTCACCATGACTCGCACGTCAGGAGGGTTGGGCGGGCCAAAGGCAGCGCCGTTCCACGAATCTCCGATCGCGGGCGTTCCGTGGGTGATTTTCACGGCGACCATGGGTGGGGCGAACGCGGGTACGAACCCAGGCTCTACCTTGAAAATGCGCCACACTGTTCCATCCAAAACTTCGGCCCAGGTATCCATGCTCACCTCAGAAGTACACCATGATTTCGACAAACCCGGCACCGCCAGCTGCGGGAGTACCGTAGGTCAGACCAACCTCTGTGCCGCCGCCTCCCCCGCCACTACCCAGCGTTCCAGCGGTTGCGTTAGTCCAAGAGGTACCGTTGAAGGTGGCACCGTTGCCTCCGTTGCCCCACATCGAACCCGCCCCGCCCGCGCCGCCCGTCTTCGACCCACTGACCGTAGCTCCGGCGGTACCCGCAGTGAACCCGGATGAGGTGAATGCCTCCCCCGCGGCTCCCATGGTGTTCGTGGTGGTCCTCCCCTCTCCACCGTTCGCTGCTAGCATCCTGGCGGCGAAGGTGCCGCCATTGTAGGTGGCGTCCGTGAGCGTTCCGACGTATGGGGCACCGAGCGTTATTTGCGCTCCTGTTCCGCCGACGCCGCCACTGTTGCTACTGGTCCCCCCTCCTCCCCCTCCACCGACTGCGGACACGAGAGACCCGAAGGACGATGTTCCGCCCGTGCCGCCCGTAGACCCGGCGGTGGCCGCAGCAGTGCCCGCCCCTCCGATCGTGACGCTGTAAGTTGCAGAACCAGAAATATCGACGTCCCGACTGAGCCAGCCACCAGAGCCGCCAGCACCCGCACCGCCGTAGAAGTTGGTCCCCATGGAACTGGCTCCGCCGCCGCCGCCGCCGCCCTGGCACCCCACGGTGGCCCACTTCATATCCGGCTCTCGGTTGAAGGTGGTGTTAGCCGTCCATCGCACGTACCAGAGGCAGGGGAACCGGCGGACGATCATCCACTTCGAGGTGCCGTCTGAGATCAGTTCTACCCCGCCGTAGGGAACCCAGATTCTTATGGAGCTGGCCGCAGCGCCATTGGTTCCATAGAACTGATCAGTTCCAGCCCTGGTAATAACGATATTGTTCGCCCAGGTCACCGATCCAGACTCGTCCAGTATGATGAACCGTTGGCCCGCGCGACCTGCGGCCGACGGTAGCGTGACCGTGCGGCTGGCAGACAGTGTTCCAATCTGCGCGACCATGCGATCCGCAGCATCCGTGATCGTGTAGTTGGCGTTGGAGAAAGTTTCGCGGACGATGGTGCCACTCGGAATGCTACCCTTGGTCCACCGGCACTCCACCTTAGTGGACGTGGCGGCCCAAGTGCCAGCATATTGCGTTGACCCGTCCGCGGCCCGGGAGATGGTGATGGTGGTGCTGGAGGCCGTGTGGGCGGTGACCTTGACGACCTCAATGTTGGTGCCATCGTCCAGCGTCAGCAGCATGAAGTCGGGCGCGGCAATCGCAGGGAAGATGGTGCCGCTGGTGAGCGTGGCCGAGGTGGCCCCGTTAGCGAGCGGGGCCGCCAACGTGGTCTTACCATTGTTCACAAAAAGCTGGGCCATACAGGGCTCCTAAAAACTGCCGGGGGCAGTGGCACTGCCCCCAGCGTTCTACAGCATGGCTAGGGGACGGCTAAGGCTTAGTCGTCCACCTTCAGCGTCATCTGGTCGGTGTTGAAGCTGACAATGTTTCCTGCCGCCACCGTCTGCGCCGTGACCGTTGCGGCGTACAACAGATTACCCCCCGTGTTGGTGTCCCAGATACCGACACCGTTCACGGTGCTCCACCCGCCCGCGCCCGCCGCAGGCCAAGTGATGGCGTTCGCGTTGGTGGCGGATCCACTGGTTCCAGTGGAAGGATTCGCCGTGTTGGCCTGCGTGGACTTCCAATTGGTGAGGCTGGGGGGCATGGCGACACGAGTGTAGCCGGTCCCGGTGGTCTCCGTTACAGCGGAAGTGTCGATATCGGTGATGGTGGCAATCAGACCGAAGTACAGATTCGGCGCATAGCAACCGATGTTCCAGACCGTCCAGGTGACGGTGCCGTCGGTCTGCGTGGTGGGGGCGGCTGGAGACGAGCCGGACGCGTAGGTGGGGGAGGGCCAAGTCGGCTGCGTGCCACTGGAGGTCCCTGCCGTGGTGCAAACCATCACACGCCCGTACGAGTTGGCGTTGGTGCCGTACACCATCTGACCGAGAGCATATGCCGTGGTCGCAGCCCACGCCGTCACCCCGAGGCGGAACATACCGTCCACCATGCGATTTTCCCAGTAATTTGTTGCAGCGGCCATGATTGCCTCCTAGGGCTCGAAGACCTGCTCAAGTTGGCAGGTGACCGTGGAAATTCCGAAGCTCAAGATGGACCTGTTCCAGCTCAAGCACATGAAATTGAGTGGCGCGGCCTCGCCCGGAGGTTGCCAGGAAATGCTGCCACCGGCAGCGGACTTCAGAGCCGCAACAAGCGCATCAATTTCTGCGTCTGAGCGGTTGTTGAACGAAAGATTCCAGACTTGGGGAAACAGGTTGATGCCGTCCGCCCCACGCTGGACATAACCATCACCAAAGCGGACCAGCTTCACGCGGGGCTTTACCTCAACTGAAGAGGCATAGCTGGGGACTTGTGTGAGGGGAACGACCATTAGGCACCTGTGAACAGCAACCCACCGGGCCGCTTTTCATCAATGATAACAGCACGCACGGCAGAAGCAATAAGCAATCCTGTTTGACGACCGGTGTCGCTGCTGCTGGTGACGTTGTCCTTCTTACCTTCCTCCATATTCACCGTAATGGAGATGGTGGTGTCGCCTCCAGAACCGCCCGCGTTCATCATGTTGTTGGGGATGATGGTGCCGCTTGCGCCAGGAACGAACAGTTCCGGGCCTTGCTCCCCCACCGTGTAGGCAACCCCTCCAGTGACCGGCCCACCGCTGGCCTTGCCAGACGTGGAAGACGTACCCGCCCAGTCACTACCTCCTCCGGAACCGCCAGTGAACATGCCGATGCCAATCATCAGAAGCTTTTTCATAGCCTCTGACGCGAAGAACCGCGCAAGGTCCGCCATCATTTTGGAAATCATGTCTCGGAAAGAAGTGGACGTGCCAGTGAACAAATCACCAAGATATCCGCCCAGCGTGTCGAACAGTTTTGACGTAGACTGAACGATGTACGCCATGGCGGAGTCACCCTTCATCATGACTTCGAACCACGCCTTTTCGTACACACCAGAGATGAGTTTTCCCTGGGCCTTCAACTTGTTGAGGTCGGCCAAGCGATCGGAATCTTCAGTGTGGCGCTTGTTGAGGCCGGTGGCCATTTGATCAAGCCGATGCTGCTCCGCGGTGGCAGTGGTGGCGTCTTTGATCTTTCCGGTAAGTTCGTCGTACCGAGCGATCATTTCGTCAATGTCTCCATTGAACACGCCCATGATCGCCAAGGCTTTCACACGTTGAACGAACATTTCTCTTTCGGTGTGCGTAACCTTCACAAGTTCTTTTTCAAGGTTGTTCAGAACGTCGTCTTGTTCAGCCCACGCCTTGACGGACAGATCATTCTCGCTATTGAACCGTGCAACGGCTTCCTTATAGTCTATCAGCGCGTCCTTTGCGAGCCAGATCTTAGTGTAGTATTCCTCAAGAGCCGCTGCCTGATCGCGAGTGTACTTCGCAGTTCCACCCTTCTTATCGACCCTCGTGCCCTCCCAAACATCGTTCACTTTCTGAATTAAATCCTGCTCTGCCTTGAAGCGATCTATTTCTTTCTGTCCGAACCCCTGTGCTTCAAACAGAAGCACGTTGTACTCTTCTTGAAGTTTGGATCTTTCCTTCTGGAAAGAAATAAACCGCGTAATAGCCTCTTCCTCGTCGGTCTCTTTCTTTCTAAGCGCGGCCAACTTAGCGTCATTTTCGTCAGACTTTTCGCGCTCTTTTTTATTCTTCTCTTCTAGTTCTTTTCGTCTATTCTGCGCTTCAATTATCTGTTGAATAAGCTTCTGGGCCTGTTCTCCAGTATCGCCGTCGCTCAACCCAAATAATTTAGTGACCAGACCAATGGGGCCAGATCCCATGAAGTCATCCATGAAGCTCGCGCCCTTGGTCTGAATTTCCGTCAGCCGGTCATTGAGCTTCTTTAGGTCTTCATCAAGACGCTTTATTTCTGGCATATCCGCTGGATCGAACGCTTTCTTCAACGCCTTCTGTACATTTTCTCCGCTCTTGGCAATATCGTCTAATCGTTTACCAAGTTTAGTCTGGCGTTCTATGGAGTCATCAAGATTCCGTGCTCTATCCTTAGCTGCCAGCAATCCGGCGGAAGCTTCTGAAATAGTCTTATCTCGCACGCGGTCATACCACATGGCGAGGGCAGCGAATGCCGCTATGGCGATACCGATAGGACCGCCCATCATTGCCATCAATTTTCCACCCGTGGTGGTCGCACCTGCAAGTTGCAGCGTGGCCGCAGTCGCAGCTTCCTTCGCCACCGTCAGACGTTGTTCCGCCAATACCATCTCAGTAGAAAGAATAACTGCCTGTGCTCTAGCTTTATTAGACAACGCCTGAGCTGCAGTCTCTTTTACCATTGCCTGGATCTTTTCGTACTTACGGAGCGTTAGTTCATAGTCCCGTTGTATCTGAACTAGCGTTGCCTGCGCTTCAGCGTTCTTAACCATGAGCGTTGCTCTGGTAGCCGTCACATCTGCCCAGGACGCAGCTGTCTTTGCCATGATCTTCTGGATGTATGGAACGATTTGTGTAGCAGCGTATGCCACGCCAAGAATCTTCAGTACCCCTGCTGTGTCAGAAACAACCTCGCCAAACTTCTTGACGACGTCAATAACCGTCACAACTTTTTCTCGCATTTCAGCGGCCCACGCTGCCTTTCCGCCACTGGACTCCCATTCCTTCATCGCTAAGGATCCTTCCTTTAGCGCATCGGCCAGTGCGAAAACGACAGCATTTGTTGACGGGTTAAACATTTCTCCGACTTGCACCTGAAGATTTTCTGTGTACCGCTGCATGGAAAGCATCTGCTTGCCAGCGGTAGTCATGGCGGCGTCGTACACACCTTGTCGCTTAGCACCTTCCTCAAGAACGTTTATCATCCGAGCTTCTGCTCGCTCACGAGCGTTCAGCTGTTGAACAGTTTTTCCATTGGCATCCGCGTAGTTCTTAAGAGCGGTGGTAAAATTCGCCATGATACCCATGTGACGGATGATACGAACTTCTCCAGTCGTAATGCCCCTCACAAGATTGTTGAAAGCATCTGAAGAATTTATACCCGCCAATGTTGCCGCGTCCTGAGCTACACGACCTAGCCGTGCAGACTCATTCAAATTCAATTGGGCGGCGGCCATAACCTGAAGAGCGCTACGAGCCTTGATGGCGCTGATGCCTGTATCTTCCAAAGACTTTTGAAAGCCGTCCATTTCTTCGCGCGTCTTTCCTACATTTGAGCCCATGACTCCAAGCGTCGCGCCAAGCGTTTCGTACCGGGCCGCCAACATGACGGTGTTCTTCGCTGCTTCGTACAGTTCCATACCCGCCATGATCGTGCCAAGTCTGGAGAACGCGCCAGCCAGCGCACTGGTCGCAGTCTCAGCTTCTCCGCTGGCCGTTGATAGCTTATTCAGAGAAGAAATAGCCCTATCAATCGACCCGCTGCCGACCTCAATAACGAGCGATGCTACTTCAGCCACGGTCAGTGCTCCGTTTCAGGTAGATGCCATCTAGATCGCGTATGCACGTAAGCTCGTATTGTCCAAGGAGAACTCCGCGTAGTCTGCACCACGCATCGAGTTCAAGCCAGGAAATCGGGTTCGGGCCCATACCATTTCCCGTGCGCCCCTGCCCCAGCTCCAAAAACCACCGCCAGATTGGCACCATGGGCGGGGGCAGCGGCGGCACTGCGTATTCGCGCACATCGATGCCCTGCCGCGCAAGGACAGCAACGTGCTTTCGCAGCGTTGTGCCGTCCTTGCGGGGCATGTCGAGCTCGAATGTCTTATCCGCGAACGCATTGAGTTTCTGCCTCAGCCCTTGAAGAAAAGTTTCCGGCTGCCCGTGGCCTTGTTGAGCTGGTCACGAATAGCAGGAACCTGGGCGTACACCATGATGGCGTTGGCCTTGGAGAACTCCAGTTCCTCGCCGTGCCAGATGAGGTTCTTCCAACCGACGGTACAGGTGGCCAGAAGTTCCACCAGAGACTCGCGGTTTTCTTTCGGATCGAACGCGTTCATGTTGGCGTCGTCCTTAGACATATCTGAGAACCGCTTGGCCTGCTGACGATCCAGGCACTCCTGCGCGGCGGTAGAATCGAGCCCAACGATCTGGAAAACCAGGTCGGTGGGCTCGAGGGTGACTGGGTTCTTGAAGACCACATCAACTGCGACGTTGGCCTTGTCGGAAGTGAAGTTGGAAAGATCAAGCATGGGCGGCTCCTTTGCTTGTAGAAGTTACGGGGTGATGTCGCGGGTCCAGACGATGTTGCTGGACGAAGCGGCGTGGTAGAGGGCTTCGAAGGGAAGCGTGATGATAGTGGCTCCGTCCCTGGGCGGGGCGATGTCACCGCCCGTGTACTTGACGCGGGGAAGCAGGACGGTGTGCGAGAGTTCCGTTCCGGTGGCCGATTCCGGCGCGTAGAACTGTACCGAAATGCTGGACTCGGTTTCGTTTAGGAACTTGTTCAGCATGACCTGATCCTTGAACAGGGCGGTGACGGTGCCCTTGATGCTGGATCGGCCATTGAAGACGGCGGGGGTAAGGTCAGACCCGATGACGCCGACCGTGCCCAGGCCGTTGTCAACCTCGAAGTCGATGCCCGTCAGGTAGGCGATGCCAGCGCCGCCTTCCTGAATGACACCCTTCGCGTAGGTGAACGGGCCAGCGGTGGTGGACGCAGCGGTGGTGGAACCTACGGCGGCACTGGCAGACGACGTTGCGTCCTGTCCGATGAAGTCGAAGGAAACATCCACCATGGAGCCAGGTTTGGCACTGACCTTCATCTTGGAGATGCACATCCCCTTGAACAGTCGGTACTGACTAATGTCAGAGAAGGACTGTTCGATGGAGAAGGAACTGAGCGTGGTACCCATCTTGGCGACGTTGGTGGCCCAAGCAGAGCCCTGGAGGGCAGCAAGGATCCAGTCGTCCCAGACATCCTGCATGAGGTCGCCTTCGATGGAACCCTCGGCCTTTCGCATCCCGTGCCGGAGGTCGGAAATGGCGCGGTCCGCGCGGACTTCGTCAGTGGTGTAGGTGTCCTTCTTCAGCGTCATCTTGGAAGGCTTCGCGCGAAGCGCCTTCCAGCCCGCAGCGGGGGTGGTGCCGAAGGTGGCTTCAACGACGTACCGCCAGCCGACGGTAGATCCCGAAGAATAGGTTGCCATCGCTGGTCCTCCTAGTAGTTGTGATAAGCGTTGTAGTGGACTAGGACGGGAAGCACCCACCAGTCCGGTTGCGAGGAAGGTTCTTTTGCTTCCATCATGGTCGACCTGACCACGACGTTTCCGCTACCAGCGGCAAATGAGGTTCCCGGGATGAACGCCGCCGCAATGGCGTCCGCTTTGGCCAGCGCAGCACCGCTGCCGATACCTGCGGGGTAGTTCAGACCGACCACCATTATTCCTTCAGAATCCATAACCCCGGTGGTTCCCAGGGTTAGCTTTTCTGTCATAACAGGAACATGAATTACTCGCGCGAAAGGAACTCCGGGGCGGGTATTATAGACAACATTTTCCCACGCAAACTCAAGACCTAAGCTGAGCAATTTCAGCTTAGTTTCCAGTGCTTGCTGGATTACTGCCCAGTTCATTTGTTGATTTCCCTTGCAATGCGCGAGACTTCGCGTCTTCCGAACGCCGCTGCGGCGGCGAGCATTCCGTACTTTTCCTCCAAAGTCCCGATATAGAAGACGTTGTTAGTGAGATAAATACGGTCCGTGAGTTTGATGTTCCGCAACTTCTGACTTTCCGGTGCGGGCGGGTCCACCGTCACGCCCTTGGGCGGCTTATTTCCACGCCACGTTGTCGCGTTGGTGGTGAACTTTCCCGTGCTGTAGGAGTAGACGCCCCTGGCCTTACTGCCCACAGAAATTATCCACGACGCGCGGGACCAGCCAGTAAGTACGACACTATGCCGATGAACCTCGCGAAGCATACCGACCGCCACGCCGCTGAACACTTCGGTCAATCGCTTCTTTGAAAGCTTCTCAAAAGCTTCTACTTGGGCGGAAAATGACCTGTAACGGCTCATAGTTGTATCAGTGCCTCGTTGCAGACGACTTTTTCTTTCTTCCAGATGGACTTGCAGTAAACAACCGTGTAATCCTCACTATCAATGGTGACCACATCACCAGGACGCAGGTTAGACACGGTAAACGCACGGAGTTGGCCTTCCTGTAGTAGACTTTTACTGCCGAACGCGAACGCCCTCAACTGCGATTCAACACTGCCGAACCCGTCAAGGACCATTTTGATGGTAGTGGTCGTAAACGTCGGAGCTGTGACCGTGCCCGTGGCCGTATCGTAGGTGCCGCTCGTACCCAGCATTTTCCGCCAAGTGCAGGTCTTCCCAGCGCGGGCAATGGTGGCGGCAACACTCATACCCGTGTCACCCGTCCGTACCCTGCGGTGGCGGTGATGAACGGAGCGAGCATCTCGCGCACTCCATCGGGCATGACCTTTCGGGCGTACATGGGGGCGTTGGAGATGGGGCCGACTTTCCCGCCCAGTTCGACCAAGCCTCCCTCATCCAGGGTACGGTCCTCGGTAAGCAGGTAGAAAGCCCACTCCGCACACGCCTCTTTGACGATAGTCGGAATGCCCGTGTACGTGACCGGAAAACCCTCACGATCAACGCAACCAACACGAGGCCAGCGCAAAGCCTGAGTTTGAACATTGCGCCGACCTCGCCAGTTAAGCTGATCCATGAGCCGGGTGGCCCACATGAGGACTTTTTCCCGGTCTGCTTTATCGGCCTCTTCCCACACGGTGTTCAGATAGCGCGTCTGATGGTACGTCAGCGCTTCTGCATCGGTGCAGTAAGAGTTGGCGTTCGTTGCGCCGACGTCTGCGACCAGGGTAACGGACATTTACTTCGCCTTCTTGCTCGCCTTGGGGGCGTCCTGTTCGGACGGTTCCAGGCTGAATTCGACCATGGTCTCAGGGTCGAAGTCGGACTTGTTGACGATCATGAAGCCGCTTTCCAGTTCGGCGCACACGACCTTGATGGTTTCCAGTTCCATGTGATGGGCTCCTTGGAGTGAAAATGGCCGGGGTGACCTGCGCCGCCCCGGCCATTCAGTTCAGGTGGCAGGGTTAGCCGAGGACTCGGGTACCCAGTTCCGGGCGAACCACGTCCACGCCCCAGAGCATGTCGAAGGCCCACCGGATGCGGTGGAACTCCTCACGAACCTGGAGCCGCAGGGTCAGGCCGGACACGGGGTCCGCCAGTTCCATGCTGTACGGGTTGGGCTCGGCACCGGCGACGTGGGCCAGGGTGCGGCTCACGAAGCCGAAGGCGTCGGCCTGGAAGGCCAGATTGACGCGGTGGCTGGCGACCAGGGTGACGGCTTCACCACCGGCCTTGGCAGACGCCAGCGGCGGGTAGATGCTGACCGCGGTGTTACCGACGGCCAGGGTGACGCCGGTCTGAACGACGTACTGCTGGGTGTCACCGGCGAAAGTGATGATGTCACCGGCCACGAGCGGAGAGCTGTTGGTGGCTTTGGCGATGGAGACGCTCACCGCCCCGACGCTGTGCGCGCCGTTGACCGTGCAGGCACCGGCAGTCAGGGCAGTGGAGGTGTGGTACGGAACCTGCTGGTCTTCGAACCAGTTGAAGCCGTACTTACGGCCGATCTCGCCTTCCTTCATGACGCCGGGATCGTTGCTGTTGAGCATGTAGGAGAAGGCGCCGAGCTTGAGCGCATTGCCCATCGCGGTGGTGTCCAGCACCATGCGGCGGTCGTTGCCGGGGGCCTTCTGGGTGGTGAGCAGTTCCTTCGCATCGACGGCGGCGTTCACAGTGGTGGCGAACGGGGTCGTACCGGCAGTGCCGACGGCGCTGTAGAACTTGGTATACTTGGCGAAGATGGTGCCGTTGACGTAGTCGGCCAGCGCACTGATGGCGGCGGTCGCCTGCTTCGCGGGATAGCCGTTGGCGGCCTGCGCGATTTCGTTCTCGGTCAGGGTGAAGGCGGCCTCGCGCCAGTTGTTGAGGGTGATCTGCGCCACCGTGGGGGCCATGTTGCCGCTGTCCGGCGCATACGCGGCGGGGGCGACATCGGCCGTGGTGATGGCAGACGGGATCGGGATGGCGATGATCTGGCCCTTCTCGGCCGCCAGCGGGGCGTACGAGACGTTGCACAGCGAAGGCATCACGCACTTGTTGCGGAGGGCGCTCAGCCCCTGTGCGAAGATCACAGGGATGATGCTGGCAAGAGAGTTACTGATGGGCATTGCGGCTTCTCCTGGTGAGGGGTTGTGTGAGGGAGTTGGTTTGACTTCCCACTAGCTTGGATCCACCAAAACTTGAGTGGTGAGCCCCCACCGGAAGCTCTGCTTTAAGGGAAGTATAGTGCGATTGCCGGGGTGTGCAAGTGCTTTTTACAGCACCTTGATCGTACCCTTGGCGATCGCCTCCAAGTTCTTGAGGATCGCGTTGGGATCGTTGCGAGTGACGGTGCCGGGACCAGCGACGGGCTTGGGAGCGCCTCCGCCGGGAGCACTGCTGCCACGAGACTCTTCGAAAAGGTGCGGGGCGACTGAGGGCAGCGCCTGAATCCACTCCTCGATGCCGAGAAGGGTCACCCCGTCCTTGCCGTACATGGGGTTTTCGCCCTGGTAGGCGATGGCCTGACCTTCGTGTGCCTTGAAAACGGTGCGGGCTCGGAAGAGAACATCTTCCACAGCGCCCTTCTTGACACCGTGCTTCGCGGCAGCGGTCTGAACAGCGTTGTCGATGACCAGTTTGTCAAGCTGGGCCTGGAGCTGTTCTGCGTTGGTCTTGTACTTGATGGTTTCGGACGACAGGCTTTCACGAAGTGCCTGTGTCCGCAGGGCCAGCAGTTCCTCGACCTTGCCCTCCGCGATCAGCTTACCCTCCTGGATCTGCTGCTCGTGGGCGAGCATTTCGTTGTACTTCGTGGGATCCACGCCCTTGAACGCGCCGAGCTGTTCCTTCGTCCGCCGGAATTCCTCCCGGACGTTGTTCAGCGCGTTCTTCATCCCCTTCGTCGCGGGGTGCTCGTCCACCGGGACGTCCAAGACGTACTTGCCGTCCTGAAGGGAGTAGTGCTCGTGGAGGATTTCCGGAATCCCTTCCAGGGTATCCAGAATCGGTTTGAGGGCCATCGTTTTCTCCTTGGGCGGGTCCACCGCCGGGTTGGTGAAGAGCCTGCGCCGCAGGCGTTAAGAATCCTCGTCTGTGATTTCTGAGCCGTCCACCTGGACTTGCTCCCAAACGAGGCGGTTATTGAGAATGTCGTGCTCTATCGCGGCAAGATTGCCAACGATATTCGCCCAGGGCACGTCGCCCATGTTCGCATTGTGATGAGTGAACCGCCCATCGGCTTCAGCCACCAGTACGACGACTGCCTTGACGGCACTAAGCCGACTGGCGAGCGTCAACAGGTAGTTTTCTGTATCCACGAGCGTGTATTCCTTTGACATACGGCCTATTCCTCGGTATTGGTGGCCTTTTCGACGGGCTTTGCCGTGCCGGGCGGGTTACTGCCACCCCCACCCGCAGGGCCGTTCCCCTGTCCTCCAGGGCCACTCGAACCGCCATCCTGGCCAGGGGTTAAAGGCGCGGCGGGGGCAGCGGCAGCCATCGCTTTCGCGGCGTCGGCCATCTGCTTGGTTCGCCGCGTCTTTTCAGCGTCAAGTTCCGAAATGAACTCCGCGTAGGTTTTCTTGGGGTCAATGACCCCACCCTTTTGGAGGTTCCAGAACAGGACCTCGGGCGAGATCCCACCATTCTGCCAACTTGTCACCAGGGCCGTGATTTCCTGGGCGTCAAGGTTGGCGTCGATGAAATCTCGGTTAATCGTGACTTCCACTTGGTCGGATTCCTCGTCGTACGGAACGCCTTCCCACTCCGCGGCAATCCACAAGGCGCATTCAAGCCCTTCCTCCACACGACCCACGACCGTGGCCAGCAGACTGGTCTCCCCAGCGTGCTGAATTCGCGCCGCTTCGGCCGTTTCCACCGTGCGCCCGCCCGTTTTGCGCGACAAAAGCTGAGCACCCAGCGACGCCATCTGCGCTTTCCGCTCCTCCATGGCATCTTTGATGGCCGTAAGGCCCAACCCCTGAAATTCCAGGAAGAAAGCGCGAGAATTTTCGTTCCGAAGGTTGATCGCACCCTCAGATCCGAGAAAATACTCGCGATTGTCGTCAACGCCGGTGAAAACGGGAGTGGGGAGGGCTGTGAAGTGGAGCCCGTGGCGATAATCGGCGTCCAACTGGTAATGATTGATATTGCAGCTTGCCAGATCGTAGATGGGCGGCTTGGAGCAGCTGACCGAATCTTCGTCCGCGCTCACGAACACGAACGGGATGCTCTCCAGTTCCTTGGCGCGGAACGTGGGGGAGGGCTGTGGCGTGCTGATCCAGGACTGGCCTTCCAGACGGTGCAGCGTGACAGTGTATTTTCCGTCCACCAGCCGCAATTCCCGCACTTGCTGGACTTCCTGAAGCTCATATGGGTCGGCCGGGTCCGGTTCCAGCACGAACTCCTGCAGCGTGAGCATGGTGAGCTTATCGCCCGTCATTTGCCAGTTCAGAATATTTTCCGGGTAGTAGAGTTTGATGAAGGCCGGCTCCGTGCCATCGTCGTCCGGATCAGACTTGTCCACCAGCAGACCGAAGCGCCCGGTGGTCAGGAGTTCCTTGCAAAGCGTGTGGATGAACTGCTCTACCGTCTGCCCCGCGTCCGTGATGTCCTCCAGCCGGTCTTTGATTACATCGGGAACCACGACCACCGGGTCCTTGCGCATGATGGCACCGACGTAGCCGCTCAGCGTTCGGTCCGTGGCTCCAAACCACAAGGCCCGGCCTAGGTACGCCTGATAAGCGCTCTGTCCATCTAGCCCGTTCTTCAGATGACCACTCAACGGGGGCAAATATCGGGCCGCCTTGTCCTTAATGGCCACGGAACCTTCCACGGCGTCGCGGCAGGTCGTCCACAGCTCAACGTGCTTCTTGTATTCCGGATGGGTGGAGTTAACAGGCATCGTATCACCCCTGGTAGATCTTGGAAACGGTGAGCGCACCGCCCCCGCTGAAATTGTAGTACAGATAGTAACCGATTGCATCACTTAAATGCGTTAGTCGTCGGTCGGCGTGCTTGTCGATTTCTCCGCTTCCACCATCGACCATCCGCACGCCATCAAAGTCCCGGCTAACCATAGGTGCTTGAGAAACGTCAACATATAGCCGCTTTTCACCCGCAGCATTCTTGATCCTGCTGTTCACCGTATTGACCCTGGCCCGCTCCTGCGGGTTGGTCCTCGGCACGCGGAACTTCAAGCGCGTCCCGAAGTGGGCACCGAGAACTTCCCGCACAATGTCCCAGTCGCTCCCAGCAGTCGAAGAAGTTCTGCGCTGCCCGCCAGTCGCATCCCCATAGACGCACACATCTCCCTTATGGTCACCCCAGTCCTCGATCAACTTCTTGCACACCAAGACCGTGTTGCTATTCTGAGGAATGTAAACCTCCCCTATGCACTTCGTTCCTTGAAGGTTGCTGGGCAGTAACCCCTCTTGGACAATAGCCGCGATGCCCGGATCAACGTTGAAGTCAAAGCAAAAGCCCAGAGGAGCCTGAGCATCGTAGGACAGCGCCGCCTTATTTTCATCAGAGTAGGTGTAATAAGCCCGACCGAGGAAATTGATAAAGCTGCCCTCATACTCTTGCTGGAACGTAAGCTCGTCAAGGTCGCGCCTCGCAGCATCAATCTCACTCTTCGGAAGAATCAGCGAGCTCGTCCAGTGGAAGTGCCCCCACTCGCTTTCGTCGCCTTGCTCCTTCATCTGACCCTTGGCAAACTCCGCCATGTCGTAGTAGTGGTTCCGGCCTTCAGGCACGCCAATCAGGTCGCACCATCCCTGCCGGTCGGCCAGGGCTGGGCGGACGTTGGCTCCCCAGGCTTGCGACTTCATGTTGCCGTACTCGTCCAGGATGCCGCCGTCCCAGGGGCTACCCTCAATGCGCTCCGGCTTGTCCATGCCCACCACCACGATCGTTGATCCCATGACCGTGGTAATGCTCAGTTCTGTCTCGCTGATCCCACCCTTCTTGACCAAGCGCTTCGGAACCAGGAGCTTCATGTCGTTCCAGTAGATTCGCTTTGCCTGGTCGCGCGTGGGGGCAGCGCAGAAGTAGAACGGGTTCGGGAACTGGCTCGCACCCCGGTAGCCCTGTGGGAGCAGGGCGCGTGTGACCAGTTTCCGCTTCGCCAGCTCTGTCTTCCCACTGCGCCGCCCAGCCGGGACAACATTGAAGCGGTGAGGACTGTTTATATAGGACAACTGCGCCTCAATACGGCGCAGTTCAGTCCAACGCGGTGGCAGTCCGCTCACTAGTCTCCTTCGTCCTCGGAACTGGGGGAGGCTAGGCCAATGTCGGCGCCAGTGTTCTTGCTCGCAGCGCCAATGAACTCGCGCAGCGCCTGGGCGGCGTCCATGAGGTCGGTCTGGGGCACGTCCAGCCCGAGGTACTTAGAGCGGCGGTCCATGAGCTTCATGATCACGTCCGCGTGGCGGGGTTCGTCCCGATTGGGCCAGTGGGACACAAGCATTTCGTCCAGGCGGTTCATCTCAATGGCGCGAACCTCGTCCGCCATCTCGGTCACGGACTGGGCCAGGGCTTCTTTCACGGCCTTGCGGCAAGTCGTGTAGGCCCAGCCAGTCTTTTCGGCCATCTGGTCGTAGCTGTAGCCTTCAATGCGAAGAGCCAAGCAAGTTTTCATTTGCTCCAGGCGTTCCTTCGTTAGATCTTCCAAAGGCTTCCCCTTGTACTGCTCGTAAACACTGCGTCTGCGAGCCATGAGTGTCTCCAAGGGGAAGTATAGTATCTTGGCGGCACTGGCGCAAGGGGCGAATTATTGGATAGTTGGGATGCTTGGCGTTGCGCTACTCTGGGACTTTGTCGCCAAGCACTGCGCACTCTGCTACTCTGTTGGCTGCAAGGCGTGGCTTGCATCATGGAAGCGATCGGCAGTGCTCTTCCGTGGAGGCTGGGCCTTGTAAACGGGCATAGGGGCACCCCGCACCCGGCAACTTGTGCCGTGTGCGGGGCGCGTGGTGTTTGGCACGCCCCTTGCGTGGCGCAAGGGGCGTGCCAGTGTGGCTTAGGCCCACGCGGTAAGTACGCCAGCGCTAAAGGCAAACCGCATATTGCCCGCCGCGCCAGCCTGCGCACCATGCTGCCCGCAACCAGCAACGGCAGCGCCGTGCGCCTTGCACCATGCGGCAACGCTGGCCACAGTAGCGGCGCTGCCAAGTGCGGCAACGGCAGCGTGCTGCGCCGTGCCATGCTGCCAGCGCTGCCCGCCTTGCTTGCCCTTGGGCGCAGCGCCTGCCATGCAACGCAGGCTAGGCGGGGGCATAGTGCAGCCAGTAGCGGCGTGCCAAGCACTAGCCTGCGCGGCGCTGGTACGGGCCGCAGCAAGTGCCGCAGCGCTAGGTGGCGTTGCGGGCGCGGCGTTGCTTTGGGTAGCACTGGCAGCGGGCAGCGGCAGGGGCGCGGCAGTAGCAGCGGCAGCGGTATTGTTTTTGGTAATTTGCTTAGTGGCCATTGTGTTACCTGTTAGGCGTTATGGGCACCGGCCCCGCCATGCCTTACATATGCCAGCGCCGTGCCAAGTTTACAAAGTAGCCTATTTGCAGCATTTACAAATTACCGCGTTGCGGCATGTTGCAAAGCGCCACGCGCAAAGCGCGGCAAATTGTGGCGCTTTGCAACGTGCCTGCGCGTAAGTGTAGCAGGCAAAGCATTTACGTGCAGTGTGGTAACGCGCAACGTGCGTGGCGCAATGCAACACCGCCCCATGCTGGCATGGCGCTTGCGTGCAAAGCACAAGCCGTGCCACACTACTTGCGCTTTCGGTTATACAACTCGCTGGTTGTATTACTGCTCAGTAATATGCCTCCTCGGGCATACTCGCTCCGGCTCCGGCCGGCGAGTCTCGAGGACTCGTCACGCGAAACCGAGCGCCGAGTCCGGAGGACTCTATCACGCGAACCGAGGCCGAGTCCTCAGGACTCTATCACGCGAACCGATACCGGAGTCCTGAGGACTCATCATGCGAACCGATATCGATCTCTGACTCCCTGATCACGTGAACCGATATCGGAGAGCCGAGTCCTAAGGACTCCGCTTCTCCACGCAAAAGGGGCGGGGCCTCCGGTGGGGAGTGCCCCGCAGCCATGGCGAGCGATGCTTGCTGACCAGCGCCGCTACCAGCCAGGACCGAGCCCTGGCGAGCGCCTAGCAGCCGATGGCGTGGCGAGCCGCCTTGGTGGTGAGTCCAGCGGCCCGATGCCACATGAACAGCATGGCGACGGCCCGCAGGGCCTCCACCGTGTTGGCCTTGGCGGTGATGGTGCGCTTGCTGGTGATGGCCATTGTGAGCCCCGTGCAAGTTATGGGCGACGCGCCCCCTGCCACTTACAGTATGGCACCGACTGTGGCGCGACGCCACTCAAACTTTACGCACTCTGCTCTTCGCGCG